CATAGAAATTAAACCCGTAATACTTCCTAAGGTATATCCAACTGCACTGACAATAGATGATTCTTCTGCGTCTTCGTCGTCAAATAAATCTTCGGATTCATCTTCAGAATCTTTTTCATCTTTTTTTTTCTCATCATCATTATCATTTACATTTTCCATAGCTTCCTTTATTATTCTTTTGGATTTATTCATTTTAGTTTTAGTTATATTTATCTTCGAATAAAATTTTCCTGAATTTATCTGGCAAATAATGTACCGATTATGCCATTCTTAATAACAACAATATTATATCGTTCTTCAAATACTTCCAAATCAAATGTATATTTGAAAATGTCTTGACTCGTTTGGACAATTTCTTCAAATCCAGTGATAGGATTAATGTTACATACAGTAGTTTTATTTTCTGTATTTATGGGTGGTTCGATTGTTTGTATATGTATATTAATTTCTTCGAATTTGTCCATATTCATTGCACCATATGGTTGATATTCATTTAAATCTGTATTGACAGTAAAATTGTAATGATATACGCCTTTTTTACCAATAGATTTTGATCTCGTATAAGGTTCAATATATTTCATAACACCCACATCTAATGTATTTTCTCTATCGTTACCATCTATTATCAATCTAAAGTTTTTAATAATTTCTTCATATATATAATAATTTTGTTCTGGTGTGGATAATGCTATATTTGAATACTCATCTGATTTATACTGAAAATTTGTATAATTAGTCCATTCATTCCGTTTGTATACATCACTTCTTCGACAACGAAACTGATACCCAATGACTAATCCTCTAGATTCTAAATTGAATGCTGAATTCCCATGTAAATTATGATATGTATATTGATATACATCTTTCATCAAATATTTGTTTTCTTTTTTCGCGATCACATTTCTCTCTTTATCATCCAAAAAATAATATGTTGATAATAAATGAACATCCCAGTCAAAATCATTGTCCGTATTTTCGTTGGTAAAGTTTAAAAATTTCGAAAATCTATGGTTCGAATTCTCCAGTTTGGGTGCTACCCAGTTATTTTCATTACCAACATTCACGTGATACAATTGTTTCAACGGTCGAATGCGTATGTGAATATATACAACAGAATATTGTAGTGATACGAGTGGAAGTGCTTGATCGACACCTCGTGTAAACCAACAATTCAATGGTATATATAGTTTCCGTCCTCTTATGTTTGGATATTTCCCCCCAGGTACAACAGCTTTATTAATTTTAGTTAGCTCATCCGTGCACCCAATCATATCATACCATAAAGCTAGTTTATTAGCATTGTCTCTATGTTCAACGAGAGAAATATATTCACCTGAATACTTGGACAAAATTGTGCCTCCACTTTCTATCACGATTTCTTCTATCATCGTTGCTCCTAATTCATCAACCCATTTCATTTTAATGACGTCATTTCCATCATTGTAAAACCAAATATCTGGTAAATTCACGACAAGGTGAGTGTCACCTAACATGTCTGCGTGTCTTTCGACTTTAAATGAAAATTTTGTCTCATCTGCTACATTTAATGACATTTTTTTATCACATTCTAGTCTAAATCGCTGCATACCAAAATTGGTAATGCTTTTGTATGTTTTGTAAAACATGCTTTTCTGTGGATTTCCAAATACAAATATACTGCTTGCTCCATGAGAAACAATATTGAGTAATCCACCTCCCATATTTACTTAATTATATATAAAATAACTTTTTAATCTAATTTGTAGTAAAATGTTTAACAAATTTCAACATTCTATTTATATCTAATGGTGTAATATCATATAGTTCATATTGTGAATAATCTATATTTGGTTGCTTTGATAAATCGATAAATGTACAAATGACATCTTTTGTATCCATTCGTAATTTTTGACAAAAGTTTGATAAAAATGTATTGTTGTTATATTCTGTGGAATACTTTGTCAACACTTTTGTAAAGCGTATTTCCCTTGAATTGCTTTCAATAGTTTTATTTTTAGAGTTGCAAAATTCATAAAATTCATTTGGATTACTTATATTTTTAATGATGGAACTTAGTTCATTTAAAGTCCATATTTGTTTCTGAAATGTTATTCTATCAATATAATCAGCAAAACACATATTTGTCAACAATAATGAGTATATGTCTAACGCTTCATAATCAGTAAGAGTATTCATGTGGTCTATTATATTTTCGTGATACAGCATTGACACACTTGTTCTATCTGTATCATTCAATAGATCTGAATGCTGATTCAGTCTATATGGATGGTTTATAATGTGTTTTACGATTTTTTTGGCATTGTTAAAATATTCGTATTTTTCAGGCACAAAATCATAAGTATTCATATTAGACATATTTTTATACAGAGAAAACATCATTCGCAGATTGGAATCACAGTACTTTTGAATATGATCTTTTTGCATTTGATTCAACCTATACTCTTGTTCTAGAATTATTTTCATAAACGATGATTGCTTTGGTGTTTTTAAATGAATTATACAGCATACATGCATTAACTCTTTGATTTTTTTGTCAGTATTATCGTTATTGATGCAAATTATAGGAACATTAGAAATCACTTCTGTTTTCTGTCGTTTTGTTTTTTTTGACCTCATGATCTTTACCAAAGTAGTGATGCTATTCTTTTCTTTTTCGAGCATTATAGATAAATCATCTAACAAAATAATTTTTTTTTTTCTTTTTTTAAACATCGATAATACACAAGTATCTCCTATGGTATTGTTATTGATACTGTCGACAATCGTTTGAATTTTGTAGTCACATGAATCGAAGCTGATGATTTGATAATCCATTTCTTCTAAAATTTTGCGGACAAAAGTAGACTTACCAATTCCATTTTCGCCATATATATAAAACCCACGCTTAATACTTAATATATGTTTATTGGCTTCGAAATACTCTATGTTTTTTTTAATTGTTTTTCTTTCGTTTTTCCAATCATCTATTTCAACATAGATATAAGTCATAATATATATTTATAATTTTTAGTCTTTAAATGTACTCATTAAAAAATAAATATATATGATGTGTTCTAACTTTTTATCCTTCTACTTTTGTAAATTTTGAGTTGTTTGTAATTCCATCCCATACCCATCCACATTCAATGGCTTTATTGTATTTTTGCTGCAGACCAGATACTCCTCTATATTGAGATTGATCAAAATCAAATACATCTTCGAGACAGGTTCCTAGTTTTTTAACATTTTGACATTTGTTTTTACCAATAACTTTAAAATAATCTGGACATTGAGCAATATTTGGTGGAAATGTTACGCTTTTACTCAAGGAATATAGAGACATTCCTATGAGAATCATAGTTATTATGAATACGAATGTGCTTACATATATGACTATCTTTTGAAAAGTATATGGAGGTAAAAATAATCGTTTTACACTAAAAGACATATATATATTTTCGCAACATTTTATATATATCAAACATGAATATTTTGCCAAATAATGTTGTAAAAAATGGGCGTGTTGACATTTCAAATTTTTCTTATTCACACGACTATTTAAACAAAAAAAATTCTGCAATATCAAACTACGACGAAGCCATCACTGGTAATTGGTCAAATACTATTCTTTCTAGAGCTTTTTTTTCAAAAGAAAATATTCAAATTATACACAACGGAATTCGAGCGGGAGTCTATAAAGCATCTGGAAATACACATATTATTGGTAATCAAGATATAAATAACCTGAAAATTATCATGAGATCTATATTTTTTGAAAACGCAAAATTCACTCCAAATCAAGTCACAAAAGAAATTGCACATTTGAATAATTTAGTTATCCAACAATGCATTCATCAAGTATTAAACGAAATCGTGTCCTATACTAAATATAAAGAAGATGTCAGTACATTGTCAGTACCTATCAGCAAACCTATCAGCGACAATATAAAAGGTCGAAACTCACTAGAAATGAAACCATTTTTTTGATTTTATGATGTATATGCGTTTACAAAATTGTTCAATTCTTGTAACCACATCATCTTAGGTGTAGTTGACTCTAATTTGGTTTTCATTTCATCTTTTTCTTTTCTTTGTTTGTTTAATTTAACAATGTTGTCTTCAACCAAACTATCCAATGTCATATTTCTCAAATACTTAAATTCCATATCTTCGCCATCCATGGTCGAATAGTTTCTAGAAGACAACAACATTACAACATCATCTTTCTTTTTCTTTCTAAGATCAATGATGTCGTTACATTGCTCCTCTATAAATCGTGTTTTGTTTTGAAGAATATCACATTCTCTTCGAATAATTTTCAACATTTCACTTATGCGTCGTTCATAGTAAGCCATTCGAATAGGAATATAATAATCAATAATTTCTTCCGGAGTTGCATATTTTCGAAGTTGTTGATTCTCATCAAACAGATGCATATTGTTGTATTTTTTAGTTGTATACAAATTCAATTCTTTTTCTAGGGCGTTGCAGTTATACTCTACCTTTTTGTCTATTAGTTTTTCAGCAGACTTGTTCAATGTAATGCGTATATCCACACACACATCTGTACTCATATCTTGGTATTCTTTGACAACACTATTTTTGTTCAACATATTTTTTTCTAAGAATGCCTTGTATGAATCAGTCCATGTACCAACAGGTAATTCTGTTACTCGCAGTTGATTTTTTGATATTTCGTATACTCCTTTAATCAATACCATATTTTGATCATCTAGTTTATGAATAGTTCCTTTGAAATTTCGATACCATGGTATAATATCCACTTTATCTGTCGTTTGATTTAGACTACTTTGAATATATTGAATTATATCTAATGGATTAAATTGCGGAATGTATGTACTGAAACCGGTTCCAATACCCAATGCACCATTCACTAATATCATTGGTAAAATTGGTATATAAAATTCCGGTTCTACACTTTGTCCATCGTCGTTTAAATATGTCAATATAGAATCATCTGATTCTGGAAATAACAATCTAGTAAGGGGATTTAATTGAGTAAATATATATCTTTCAGACGCTGAATCGGATCCTCCTTGTAATCGAGTTCCAAATTGTCCATTTGGTTCAAGCAAGTTCATATTATTTGATCCAACAAAATTTTGTGCCATACTCACCATAGCTTGCATCAAGCTAGTTTCTCCGTGATGGTATCCCGAGTGTTCAGAAACATAACCTCCGAATTGAGCAACTTTAATTTCCTTGTTTAAATTACGCTTGAATGCACAATACAAAATCTTGCGCTGGCTTGTTTTCAACCCATCGACTATATTTGGAATACTTCGTTCACAATCATATTTAGAAAAGTGAATCAATTCATTGTGAACAAATTCATTGTATGTAACACAGGTTTTGTTTGTATCTAATGAAGACTGTTTATCGTAATTTTCTAACCACGATTTTCGATCTTCTGAGCGACTTTTACTAAACACCATATCCAATGCATCCGAGCTACTGTCGTCAAAATGAAATGATATTATTTTCTTGTCTCTGAAATATTCCTTAAATTCCTTAGATGTACTTGTACCCAGTCCCTTGTAGTACTTGATATTCCATCCCTTTTCATTTTTATTTTTCCATGTTTCATATTCATGTTCGTTGTAAAATATTATTTCTTTATTTCCTTTTTTTGCTTTTAAGATTGGTGTATTCATAAATCCTATGAATCCAGAACTTTTAATCAATGAATTCCAATGACTGTCAAATAAATTAACACATAATCCTTTGATGTGTACACCATCTAAATCTTGGTCTGTAAGTAATACGATTTGTCCATAACGCAACGACGATGCAATATCTTCTTTCGATGTATATTGTCGATTGCTTTCCAGTCCCATTATCTTTTTGATTTCGGCAATTTCGTTGTTAGCATTTAATTTTGCTTTTTGTGCATCTCTTGCATTCATCAACTTTCCTCTCAAAGGATATACACCGACTGTGTATCTGTCTTCTTTAGATAATCCAGATACAATACCAGCTTTTGCTGAATCTCCTTCACATAATATTAATATACATTGATTTGATTTGCTTGTACCGGCATAATGAGCATCAATTAATTTGGGAATCCCGTAAAGTGATTTTGTTTTCTTTCCATCTGTTTTTTTGCTTTCTTTTATTTCTTTCACATTATGAATAGAAAGGGCTTGATCCACAACACCTAACTTGCATATTTTATCCACAAACGTTTCACTCACTTTACAAGATGACCCAAATTTGTTCACATTGGTTGTTAATGTATCTTTTGTTTGACTATCGAACGAAGGATTGTCTATGATACAATTTACAAACAAGAATAATTGTTCCTTAATTGAAATCGGTTTCACCTTCACCTTTTTCTTTTTTTCAATATGATCAACAACTTGTTTAGTGATTTGATTTAATATGTAATCTACATGTTTTCCACCTTTCGTAGTACAAATACCATTAACAAATGAAACTTGTGTGAATTCATCAAATGGTGTAAGACATACTGCATATTCCCAACGTTCACCTGATTTTTCATAAATTCTTTTTGTAGTTGTTTTATTTCCTACATACATGTTTACATATTGTTCAAATGACTGTACAGGTACAAGTGTTTTATTATATTTCACTTTCAAACTTTTATTAGTGGTTGCAGAAATATCAATGACCCTCTTGTGAAAAATGTTTTCGATATCGTCTGTCAACTTATTGATACCAAAACGAGTATAGTCAGGTATCCAACTGACCTTTGTATATGGTTTGCTTTTGCATTTTGTAATTTTAGGCTTTTTAATTACTGTCAAATTATCCTCAAATTCTTGAACATATTTTAATCCACGTATATGGTCAACTGTTTCAATCCTACCCCACAATGAATAGATCAACACTAATTTAAATCCAAATCCGTTCTTACCTCCTACTATGCGTACCTGATCTTTTTGATAATTCGTGGATGTTCTTAGATGCCCAAAAATCATTTCAGGAATCCATATCTGATGTTCGGGATGTTTTTCTATGTCTATACCATTACCATCATTTGTTATAGAAATCATACCAGTTTCTTTGTCTACATCTACATGAATATACGATACGTGATGTACTTTTTCACTTTTTTTTTGCATATTCATCCGAACAAAATGATCCCTAGCATTCACAATACCTTCATCAAAACATTTATATAATCCTGGAATGAATTCAAACGATTTATGTATAATTCTATCTTCGTGGATATTCCAGTTTTGTACCGTATCTTTTTCAATCGATCCAATATAAGTATCCGGTGCGTCTAGAATATGTTCTCGGTCAGTTTTTTTTTGGTATTGTTGAGATAAATTGACAGCCATAATGAATGAAGACCTGTCGATATTGTATAATTAACAATCAATTTTCTAAATAATTTCTCACACAATAATATATAATGGGTAACCATAAACGAAATCCAGTAGACGGCCTTTATCACATTAAAAATAAAAAAACGAAAAAAATAGAAAAGTTTCCAAAGCTTGTGGGAAGTAGACCAGAAGTAATGCACAAAAATGCATATAAAACAAGTGGTAATAAAACAATTGCCGACTTCAAATACAATAAACATGGTCGCATTGTTTCTGTAGCTCAAAGTAGACTAGCAAAGAAAAATCGTCATTTAGCCAAAGCCGGATACACGTTTAAAAAAGGTGTATTTGGTACATTCAAAAAAGTTGGGAAAACACTCAAGGCAATTAAGTCAACCAAAAAGACAAAGAAAAACAGGTAATAATGTATTATATTAATATTTCCTGTATGTCTTAAATATTTAAAAAATAAAACATTTAAAGATTTTGAAGAATTTTATGTATATGGATACAGACTTAGACCAACACAAAGATTATGCATTACTTATCAAAACTGTACAAATAAGTCCTTTTCGAACGCTAATGACGGCGTTAAAAGATATTCTTATTGAAACAAACATTATTATTCAACAATCAGGTATTCGGATTATTAATATGGACAAGTCACACACAATTTTGGTGCGTCTATTACTCGATGCTGTGAACTTTGAACATTATTTTTGTAGATATCCAAAAATTGTTATTGGTGTAAATATGTTTCATTTGTTTAAGTTAATAAATTCAATCGACAATGACGATACACTTACATTATTTATAGAAAACGAACATTATACAGAAGGTGTAGTAAAATTTCTAGGTATGAAATTTGAAAATGGTAACATAATGCAATGTAAAACCCAGTATTTGCGATTAATCGAGCCCGACAATGAAGAAATACATTTACCTGATGTCACATTTTCTTCGATTATCAACATACCGTCTAGTGATTTTCAAAAAATTATCAGAGACATGTCTAGTTTATCCGATCGATTAGAAATCAAATGTGTTGGAGATGAACTTATCTTTAGTTTAGCTGGACCATTTGCAAAAGTTCAAATTCGGCGATCTGAATGCAATGGAAATATGGAGTATATTCAAAAACAAGATAGTTCTAAAATAATTCAAGGCGAATTTCCTTTAAAGTATTTGAATTATTTCATCAAATGTACAAATTTATGTAATTCTATAGAACTGATGTTAGAGAATGACCTACCCTTAATTGTAAAATACAACGTCGCGTCGTTAGGAGAAATTAAATTATGTTTAGCATCTTTACCACCATCACATCATAGTTAGTTCTCAATATGTTTTTTAAATAAGGCTTCTTCGTGGTTTAAAAAACGAATATCTGGATTAATCCATTCCTTTGGACTAGGAATAGATTTATTCAGCCAAATTTTTAATATACCAAATCGTTTTTTGGGAGATATAGTAATTCCATTGATACTTTCTAAAATACACATATTGTTTGATATATTTTCACAAACAGTATAACACGATAATTCTTTCCATACTTTTGGAACATCATTCACATTTATTTTGTAAGATATACATCCTCCATGAATATTATCGGCATCTTCCCATATTGGCATAATATCGTTTCTCATCAAAAACAGCATGCAATTCTTAATCAAGCTGTCTTGCAAATGCTTATGTATGCTTAGTAATTCTTCGACACTTTGTATAGATGTTATGTACTTATAGCTATGAATTGTCCAATCTGTATCATGTGGTAAATGAGCATACAATTTCCAGGTATCGTATGTTTCGTGTACATTAGAATCGATATTCATTATATATATGTAATATGCAATTTATATTTAATTTGTTTTTCTATAGCACAAATTTATCAGATTTATCAAATATATCAAATGTTGAATCATTTGTAAAAACATGGATTTTGTAGTTATCATATTTACTCAAATCTATATTATGTTCATCGTACACTATATATTCCAACAATTCACGCGTTATTTCATTCCCCTCAACAAAATATTTTTTTACATTGTCATAGATATTTATACATTGTTTATCGTATGCAACTTGAAGATATATACATGGTTTTGTTTTTAAAGGTTTTAACTCATTTCCGTCATTTTTTATTTGTTGTAATACTTTCACATACTCTTTTCCACACACTTTATCGCGTAAAAATACATAACGATGGTTTTGAAAACACACATATTTCATTTTCATCGGTTTTAAACAACTAATATAATTCCCAAGATATTCTCGAGTAACAGGTATTGCAGTAGATACATGTTTATGCACAAAAATATACATATCAATCAAATAATCGAATACCATTGGAATAATATATACATATTGTGTTACATTTGTGTTTAATACATTTTATTATATTTATGGGAACCATTGAAGGAATGAAGAAAAAATAGAAGTTTTTTTTGTCTTTTTTTTATTCTTTTTTTTAGCAATTCGTTTTGTTGTTTTTTTTTTAGTTTTTTTCATCAGTTGTTG